ACATAAGTGAAGACCAAATGCTTGATACATTCTACCACGAGAAGGTACACGCTATCCTCCGTGCTATGAATGAAGAAGAACTAAATAATAACGAGAAGTTCGTAGATGTCTTTGCCAAATTGTTGAGACAGTCAGATGAAACAGCAACCTTTAACACCAAAGAGAAATGAAAACACCCATACAAGAATTGATTGAAACATTTGAAGAAATGCGTTCTCCTATTGATAGTAAGGTAGATGTAGACTTTGCTATATCACTTATGAAATCAATGCTTGAGAAGGAGGAGTACACAATGGGACTACTCTTGAACTTTATATTAAAGCGTTATTCAACAGACTTTGACATAAGCCTTCGTGGATATTGCTTTATAGATGCAAATGGAGTAGAGGTTACTATCAGTGAGATATTAGAACACTTCTACAACGAAACCTTTAACACCAAAGAGAGATGAGTCGCAAGGCTCCTCACCGCAAATAAATTTGCTTATGAAAACAAACTATCAACCCAAAAGAACAAGCGGAAGCAAAAGGGTAATTAGCAGTATACGCAGTTACGCAATGGCTAATGCTAAAAAGACAAAGGATAAATCAGAATTGTACAACCGCATTGTTCGTCTATGCGAAAGAGATCTTACAGAATATGGTATTGAGTACGATTAAATCTTACAACAGAAAGAGACGCCACATACGCGAGGTAGAGAAATATCTGGAGATGCTTATGTTGGACAATGTAAACCTTTCCCTTCACGCCAGTAGGTTTGGTTGGACCAGTGACTTACAGAATCAATTAACAAACTCTGCCTTGTTGATCCGAAAGTACCAACGTAGGTTAAGATTAATAATGATGTGATGGGAAGACTCACAGAGTTATTTGCTTTAATTGATATGACAGCAGAAGATAGAAAGAAGTATGTATACGGGAATAACAAAGATATATACTTCTCTTACCTTACTATTGATAATGATATCCTTAAAACCATTAAGCCTAAAAAGGAATGAGATACATACCTCACGAAGATAACTGGGAGAAAGAATATTTCGAAGACCTAAAGCAACAACGTAAGGTGAAGAAAGCTAAGAAACTTAAACAGATTAATAAATGGAACAACAGCAAAAGCCCAGCGAAGAAGGGCAAATGATTTACCTTGTAGGTTTAAAGTTAGCCTACAAAATAAAAAGGGGTAACGGTTATATCAATAACTACAGAACGATAGAGATTCCAACCAGAATGAAGTCTATTGAAGACATCAACTCTTCACCGGAAATGATAATGAATATAATGGCTTCTTTAAAGCTGACTGGTAAAAAGATTTATGACTTCCACGTTAAAGAAGAGTATTTTAGAAAAGAAGTAAGTAGAAGCTTTGCACATAAAGAAGTAGATTATGAAAGAGAATTTGGAAAAGAAGAGTAGAAACCGTATTCTAATAGAAGAGTTATTCGCTCCTACAGAGGACGTTCTCTTTGCGGATGGATATGATGATTGCATAGTAGGTTTTGATGAAGCCTCGTGGCGCGTAGTGTATTCTAAGTACGATGTGGTTCGTCAATTGTTTATGCAGAACGACGAATGGAGTGAGAGTGACTGCATTGAGTTTGCTGAGTATAATATATTTGGTGCTTATGTAGGAAAGAAAACACCAATTTGGATGGAAGACTTGAATGAAGTCTATTTATAATTAACTAAATAAATAACAATGAGAAACTTTATCTATAGAGCCGAGGAGTTAAAGGATTCACTAACACAACTTCGTGAGAACGGAGTAAGCAAAGGAGCTTGGACGGGATTTGATTCCCTGTTTGACAAGTATTCCGTAAAGAAGGGATCTACCACATACATCTATGCTGGTGCCCACCAAGGTAAATCCCAGTTTGGATTTGAACTGATGATGAACCTATCAGAATATTCGGGTTGGACTTGGGCCGTATATAGCCCGGAGACTGGATCACCTACCGAAGTGTTCGCAGAACTACTTTGGGTATATCTGCGTAAGCCTTATCTGGTCAACGACAAGGTAACTGCTTCTAATGAAGAGGCTGAAAGAGCAGTGGAATTTATCAACAAACACTTCTATATCATAGACTCCGGTCTACAGGACCTCAGCGTAGAGGGTTTCTACACTTGCGTCAGTGAGATAGAGAACAAAGGTGTGAAGATAGACGGATGTCTTATAGATCCGTTTACGGAGATTAAGACAGATGTAAGTGCTGGAGTTAGAGACGATATCGCTATTGGCCAAGTGCTGACTAAAGTACGCAAGCATAGTAGTGATAATAACTACCATACAATAGTTACCGTTCATACAAAGCACCAGCAAGCCAAGTATAAGAATGGTATACCCTATGTAGATAAGCCTACAATGAACGATATCGCTGGAGGTATGCAGTGGTCCAGAAAGGGTATGATGATCATAAATGTATGGAGATGTCCGTATGGACTTGAGGATGCTAATGGCGTTCCTTACGAGCCTAATCAAGTAGAGATCACTGTTGTTAAAGCAAAGCCAAAGATTGTAGGTAAGTTAGGTAGTGTTACACTATACTACGATAAAGTAAAGAATAGATACTATGAGCTGGATGAGTTCGGAGGTAAGCGATTTGCCTATGACAATCCTGATAAGCCAACACCAGTTATACCTACACCATCACAAGAAGAATTAGAATTTTAATGGAAGCAGAAAGAAGTTGGGCAGAAGCCTATAGAAAGAGTTGGTGCGAGATGATTCGCGCCTACATAAAGTTCAACCTTGTAGACGATGTTGAGGTCGTAGATTACAACATCATCAAGATCAAGGGCAGAGACTACAAAGTTGACATAACGGACTATACTGGAATATCTGAGCGGTATATATTCTTTAACCCAACGAACGGGCGTATGGTCATTGAAAATGATGGCCGTAGAAAAGTTTATAAATTTGAGGTCGGATTACTTGATTAATTTCATTATATTTACTATATGAACACAAAAGAATTGATTATAAAAACCTCTCAAGAGGTAACTAATCTACTCTTAGAGAAGAACGCTGCTTACGGGGACTCGGCTCTTAACCCCGTAGGCATCTTCTCGAGAGGTAACGCCATTGAAAGCCTATGTGCCCGGATCGATGATAAGCTTATGCGTATCAAGAGCCGAGGTATTACCGACGCCACTGAAGATACTGTGCAGGACTTGATAGGATACCTTATCCTCTTGAAGATCGCTATACACCAAGAGAATGAGTTGGAAGAAGAATGAAAAAGAGTTATTCAATCACCTAAAGTCTAACTACATACAGGACCTTGAATGGTCCGGTGACGAGTTCTCACACTACGATTGCTACTCTGTTAAGTATGAGTGTGATATAGAACTTAAGTGTAGAAACAAGCACTACGACGAACTACTGATAGAGAAGTACAAGTACGATAAGCTACTTATGAGAGCGCAAAAGTACCTTACAATACCAGTATACATTTGTCAAACTCCCGAAGGTATATTCGCTTTTAATCTCGCTTCACTACCTCAGCCTCAATGGGAAACCAGAGGTATGCCAAAGACATCCCACTTCAATCAGCGCCAGTTCGTAGATAAGGAGGTGGGATATTTTAATATAAGTAATTCAAAGAAATATGAGTAAAGAAGACTACAAGGAGGTAAGGTTTTTGCTACCAAAGGCTCCAAGTCTTAACCAGTTCTATGCTGGTCGCCACTACTCAGTAAGACAGAAATATAAAAAAGAATACAATGCAGAAATTAAAAACGTTTTTGATAGGTATGATAAGTTTTTTGCTGATACCTATAAGATTGATCTCGTTCATAACACTCGCTATGATTGCGATAATGTTATTATTACCATTAAGTTTATCTCGGACTATCTTAAAGACAACGGCTATGTCACAGATGATTCTAAGAAATACTTCAAAAGCCTTAGCATTCGTGTTGCTGATGATGGAGAAGATGTTGAGAAGAACGAAATCCTTGTTAGTTTAAAGCTTTATGGATACAAGGAACTACCAGACTTGTAAATTAATTAAGAATAGAATCGACCTTTATCTCTATGAGATGGCTCGACTCTTTACTTATATAGGCACAGATTCTACTGTAGAAGAGATTCAAGATGCTTATAGAAGGGAAAAGGAATACATTGAATTAATTGCAGAGCTTGATCCAGAAAAGGCTGAAAGACTTCGCTCCTCTTATTAATATGTGGACTGAAAATTACTACGAAGATCTAAGTGCAGATGAAGCAGATTTCATTCTCGATATATATCGGGTCATCGACTCTTTGGTATACTACGACCAGTCAGTTACATTGGTGCGACTGGGATTTGAGCTTGGCGTAAGCCCTCAAGAACTCGCTGATTACTTACCTACTATCGTAACTATATTAACTAAAGTAGAGGAAGAATATGCCGAGGTACGACAAGGCTCTAATTGAAAAAGAAGCTATACGCTCCGAGAAAGAGGGTAAGTTGTCTGAAGAGCTGGGTAATTTCATACTACAGCGGAGCATAGAGGTTGCGGGATCCGCATTTGTCACTGATGGTAGCGAAGAACTCAAGCAGGCGTTGATCGACGCCGCTGTAATGAGGACCTGTGAAAAATTCCTGCATTATTACAAGAGAGGCAAGTCTGCTGCAAATCTAATTATTAGTATTATATACTCAACAATGACTAATAAGATAGTATCACTTAACCACAGTGATGTCTATGGTCACAACATAAAAGGTTACCTCACCTATATAGAGGATGGTGAGAGCGTTACCAAATTAAAACGCTACATTAAGGATGATTATTTAAGTGAGAAATTATGATGGAGATTTATAACGATTGGATACTTGTCAGTTCGGTAGGATT